AAGCTCCGATTATAAAAAGTTTGAGCCTTGCGCCCCTTTTGAATGGGCGGCACTATGGGCGGCAATGGAGGCAAGCCCCGCCGCATGGATAGAAACCACGGAGGATATGTATTGGCATATGCTTGAATGCGTCCCGCCCCGCGCTATGAATGGGGGGCGCTTTTTGGTAGGCGAAGCTAATCACCACAATGGCGACGGTGAAAGTGTTTACGCTTCATTCATGCAGCATGGCGGCAAATTTTTTGCAAAGTATGAAACCGTCAAACAATTTAGGGGCGAAGCATGAATTTTGAGCAAAAGGAAATTTGCGCCGTTTTGGGCTTTGCGGGGCAATTGCGCCTAAATATCCGCAATGAGCAAGGCGGGGCGACAAAGTGGCTAAACATAAGCGAAGCGCAAGCGCGGGAAATTTTGCGCGTTTTGGGCGATAACGCAAAGGCGGTGCAACATGGCAAAAATTAAAACCGTTACCTATACGCTCCCCGCTTTTTGGGCTTGCGCTTTGATAAATAGCGACGAAAGCGGCATGAGCGACGAAGAAAGCGAAGCATTGCAAGCATGGCAAGAAAGCGAAGCCGTGGGCGCTTGCGTGGGTGTAACGGATAGCGAATTTTTCGCCCCGTGGCATGACGCAATTGCCCTTGCTTTGCCTTGCTCTTGCCTTGAATTTACATTTTTAAAGGGGTAAACCGTGAAAACTTTTCTATTTTCTGATTCTGATGTATGGCATTTTTCTATTGAAGCCGCCACGTTTAAGGGGGCATTGCTTAAAGCAAAAGCCATTTTCGGCATTGCCGTGGGCTTGCGTTGCGTTGCATATCATGGCGCAAGCCGTGATTATCGGGCAAGCGCCACGGGCTATGAATGCAGCATAAGAGAAATTTAAGGGGTAAAAAATGACGGTATCAACTGAAAAGACAATTCAAGGCGCGTGGCGGGTTTCGGCTATTGTGGGCGGTTATCTGGTGCAAGAGCAATATTTTGGGTATACAAAACGCGAAGCCGTGGCAAGGTTCAAAGCGCAACACAAAGGGGGCAAGTAATGCAAGCATGGCTACACCACAAAGGCGGGGAAAACGGGCCATTTTTGACGGAGCGCGTAACGGTTAAAGAGAAGCCGTTACCGTGGCAAGAGCGCGGGCTTATGTATACGGCCACGGGTTACGGGCGCAAGATACCCACGCGCTATATGGTGCAAAGCGGGGGCAAGTGGCGGCGGGTGTATTGCTGCATTTTTTCTAATATCGGCACGCTCTATATCGGCAAGCTATCGCCGCAAAGCGTAACCGTACAGATTGAACACTAAAAAGGGGCAAGCATGAAAAAACAATTCAAGATTAGCGAAGCGGGGGCGCGGCTCTATGCGGCGGGGGTTTCATACCATGCCCACGGCTACACAAAAAACGCAAGCGGAGAAAGCCTTTTTCAGTTTTTTAAGCTATGCAAAGCGCCCACGGCGGGGCAAGTGGCGGAGCTTTTGAGCTTTTGCCCCCATGTTCAAATTGTAGAAAGCTCCGCGCAATACGCGCCAGAATTAAAAAGGGCGGTTGCACTTTTTCCCCGCGCTGCATGGTATAGAAAGCAAGGGGCGCAAGCATGAAACCGTTGATTTTTGGCAAGTGGCATTTTTGGCAAGCCGTGGGCGGCTTTTTGCTATCGGATGAAAACACAAAGCGGCTTTTGAGCTTTAAAACAATTGACGCTGCCGTAAATTTTCTATTTTTTGAAGATAGAGAAGCGGCGCGGTATATCAACAAAGCGGCAAAGGGGCAAGCATGAAAACCGATTACGAAACAACGGGCAAGCTATACAAAAAACTAGAAGCCTACACAAAGGGCAACGCTTCGCAAGCCATGCCCGATACGGCGGCGCTCTATTATTTCGGCTCTACCGTACAGTTTAAAACGTGCAAGAGCTTTAAAGCGTTTTTAGAGCAAAAGCACAAAGGGCATTTTTTCAAAGTTCAAAGGGGGCAAGCATGAAGAAAAGCATTGCGGCGGGTAACGTGGGCGCTCTTACGCATGGCGTGGCGGGTTTATGGCGTGTTTTGTCAATTGACGGGGCAACGCTTACACTTGAAAACATAGAAAACGGGCGCAAGCTATGCACCGTGGCGGGTAACTTTTGGGCTTTGCTTGATAGCTTTGAACCGTAACCGATAAACCTAAGCAAGCGGGGGCGCTTTCCCCCGCTTTTTTTGGTTTATTAGGTTAGTAAGCGCTAACTATCAAAAGCCCACAAAGCGCAAGCCATGCGGCGGCGCAAGGTTGCAAGCGTGGGCGGGTATTGATAGCAGCGCGGCGCGTGGGCTTTGCGTGACGCATGGGCGGCTTATATGGGCGCGGCGGCTTTGTGGCGGCTTTGCATATAAAAGGCGCAAGCATGGCGGCGCGGTGTATCGGTCAAAAGCGGCGCGGCGGCGGTCAAAAAGGCGCGGCGGCGTGGCGTGGGCAAGGTTAAAAAGCGCGGTTTTAGGCGCTTTGCGTGGGTTTCATGCGTGGCGGCGGGTTATCCGTGGCAAGGGCTAGAAACCCCGCAAAACGGGCAAAAAGCGCGGCGCGGCGTGGCGTGGCGGCGAAGCGGCGCGGCTTTGTGTAGAGCGTGGCGGCGGGGTTTTTTGTATATGAATCAAGCACTTACACGCGGTTTGCGATATTTTTCTACCCGTGAAACACAAAAAAAATGTTTCACGGCACTAAAAAAGCGGTTATTTTTTGACCCCCACCACCCGAGGTTTTTGGAAAAAAAAATGAAGGTCTAATTTTCCGCTGGAACTTTTTTTTTGAATTCCAGCACCAAATGAGGCTCAATATTTTTTTTCTCACCTTTGTAACCACTTGCGTAAGCAGCCCTTGACACTGCTAGAGCCTTTGCCTTGGTATCGAATGGGCCTTTCGACCCCCAATACCATTTACCTTTGACGTTACGCAGTGGCATGGGATTACTTGAGGAAGCGCAGCTTGTAGATGGTTGAGTCCACCAAAGCTGCAATCTCGTCTGCAATGTTCTGCAATTCGCTGTCTTGAGGGAAATTGCCTGAGTTACGGCAGCGAGCCAACTCGTCTTTCAGGTACATCATGTATGACAGGGGTTCTTCTGCCAGCTTAAACACAGGGCGGTAATCAGTCAACAGACCGTACTTACCTTGGAACGCCTCAACAAATCCGTCCAACAGACCCCCTATGTCTTCGTAAAAACTTTTGAGTGCTTTATGAGCCGAGTAGCTGGTCGTGGAGAAATGCAGGATGTGAGCGTTGGTGACGCTGTGCAAGAAGCACATCACCATGTCCATCACAGGGTCGGAGTTCTGTTGGAGTTGTTGCTCAACGCTGGCTGTATATTTCTTCATTCCAGATTTCCTCGTAGATTGGGTCGAATGGGATAGGGACTTCGGCAGGCCACATCCCTGATTGGGTCAATTTTCTCACGGTTCTGTAATGGGCGACAACCCATAGCTTCATTCGTTGTTCACGACTCAATAGGTTGCCTTGGTCAATGGCGTGGTGACAGGTTGGGCAAAGGGCCGCAATGTGGCTGTCATCAGCTTTGATTGACCTACCCTTGCCTCCACCCCAATTGGTGTGAGCAGCCTGTACGCCGTAATCTGAGCCACAGGATTGGCAGGATAACTCCCTTACCGCCTTGAGCAGCTTGGGGCTACGGACGTATTCGTGCTTGGGGTACATCATTTATTGGACTCAGCGTTGTAAACCTCGACGCATTTGAATTGCATACGCCTTGGAGCAAATAGATTGATGCTTTCAGCCACCCGAAAGCACTCAGCAGATGTCGCCAAGTTTGGGACTGTCACAACATTTGCGCTATTGCCATAGTAGAGCGACATAACCAATAGCCATGATTTCATGCTTCACCTCTTGCTCGGATTGCCTCGGCGCAATGTTGTGCCATCCACTCACTGCCCATACGCAAAGCTGTATGTTCACATTCTTTTGCACACGCTTCTCGCTCCTCCTTAATTGCCAATCTTGCTATCTTTACGGCATGACCAGCAAACTCCTCGCGCTCCTTTTGAACACCTCGGTTATAAGCCTCGGCTATCAATAACTGGATGCGCTCATGCAATAGCTTGGCATCGCTTTCAAGGATGGATATGCCAAAGTGTTCGGCCATCATGCGGCTGTGACTCATGCTTCACCTCTTGCTTCTAACCATCCGCCAAATTTGCTTACTTCTGGCATTGAGATATGAAAAAGTCTTGATGCTTCCTCGTTTAAAAATTTAACTCCATGCTCCAAGTCGGATTGAACACAAGACCAATACTCATCTGTTATGGCCTCACGCTCTTTAGCTGCTACCAGTTTGGCAAAGGCTTCAAGATACTCACATCGTCCATCAAGCCACGCTGGTGGAACTGTCTGTCTAGCCATTTCCATGATTTCATTTCGTGTCATGTCATACCCTATTCAATGTGCGTCACATACTTGCCATGCGACTTTAGGTAGTTACGGGTCTTCTCAATCATCTGTTGGTACTTGGCCCTTGAGACACTGGTTCTTTGAAGGTCATGGTATTCCATGATGTCACCCAATGCTTTTAGACCTTCACCTGTCAAACCCATTGACTTTGTGGCTTGGTATCGTTTGGCAGCGCGGTATAGGGCTTCGTTGGCAATTTCGCAATGCTCTAAGACCTCTGGGCCAATGCCGTTCCTGCCCATTGTTTCAGCAATGTTCATCATGTCCACAAGGATTTGCCACTCCTGAACACCAGCCTCACCCGTCTTCATGGCTTCCAATGAGCGAAGTTCACCAACGCGAAGCTCATTTAATGAGCCTGAGTCAGTAATGCAAGCGCCAGCAATGGCGTGGGCAATGGGGTTTATTTCGGTAGACCATACACGGCGGCGGCAACGTTTACGCATTGTTCTTCTCCTTGAGTTTGGCTTCAATGGCTCGACCCCAAATAAGGCGCTGCTCTCCAACCCATCCTGCATAACCTATTGCAACTTTTTCGGATTGTTTTATAGCGTCACGTATCTCATCATCCGTCAGCCCAACCCATGTGCGTTGTTGTGGTGTGGTGTAGAGAGGTCGCCATTCGTAAGGAATATGGTCACAAGCCTCTGCCTGCGCCTCATCAATGGTTCGATAGCGGCATGGATACCAATTTGTCCATTCGGTTACTACACCATCTTGCATCCGTCTTGCTTGTCGTTCTTGCCACGCCACAGGCTCACCCTGCTCTTGCTTGGCTAGTGCTTCTTCTAGGGCTTTGATGGCTAATTTACGAGTGCATTTGCAATCATCATCACAAACATCAGACATTAGCAACGCCTCAAGCGCCAGCTTCATTGCTTCTTTACTCATAGCGGTGCATCCTCTGCTTGTTGGCGCTGTTCTTGCGCGTATTGTTTGATTTGTTTGGCAGTCCAAGGCACTGCGCCTGTTGCTGGTGGGAAAGGCCAATTGCTCATGGCTTAACCCTCGCCATAATTTCTCCATGCGCCCAAGCACATTCGGCTGCGGTCTGTCGAAGCTCTTGCGCTTGCTTTTCGCTGGCATGATGCTTGATTGACTGTTCCAGAATCATCTTCAAGAAAACAGGGGCAGATGCCACAGCAATATCTCGAACCAACTGTTCACGCTCACGGCGTTTTTGTTTCCACTTTGTCATATCTTGTCCTATTTTGTGTAACCCTTGATTGGGTTGAGATAACTATACCATAGTTATTGCCAATCTGGTTCTTTGATGTCGATTCCGTTGGTTGCAGACCACATTAGCAGCCATTCGATGAACTCAGCGCCTTCGGCCTTGGTGAACTTGCGACTTTGAATGCCTAGTTGAATGACATCCCCTCCATCCAATGAAGCGACCAAATCTCCTCGATTACGCCCAGAGTCTTTGGCCCATTGGTCAATGAGAAGTCGTTTCCACGCTTCAACGTCCCATTTCGCTCCTGCGTGGCTTGCCTGCTTCGCAATCTGCCCAATGATGGCGTGGAATTTCTTGTTTTGCGGGTCACTGCGATGTTCCTCAGTGACCTCCAATATGACTTTCTTGCCGCCATAGATTGATTCCTTCACAATGTTCCACACCGCCAACATGGTGGCGTGGGCTTGCTTTTCTTCGTAGAGCTTGTACTTCATGGCAGTGAGTTCTTAAAACAAATCCAAAAGTCAGAACCTTCTTTTGTTTTAGCCCAGTCTTGAAAAGCATAAACGGTTGATTCCATATCACGCTTTTTTGCGGAGACTTTAGGCTGTACCGCTTGTGCCGCAATCGAAGCAGCAATGAGGTCTGGAAACCCCATCACTTTCAATTTTTCGTAGTATGTCTGTCTTGTCTTGTTGCACATGGATTACTCCAAGCGCTCAGCCGCGCATTCAGCGTAGCCAGAAATGTCATGCCAATGGTCGTGATGGTCTGGATTGCCATTCAGTACACGCGCAATCTTGTGAGCAATCATTTCCAACGCTTCGATTTGGTCTGGAGCCAACTCAAGGAGGCCATGCTCACGCATCACGGCTTTGAGCTGTTGGCTGATTACAGCGTGGGTTGAGAAGCTGCCATGAGTCTTTTGGCGCTGTTTGAGGGTCTTCTGTATTGTCATGCTATCTCCACGATAAGTTTACGGGTTGATTTATCGCCAAATTGACGATGGATTTCGATGGGTTGGAAGAACTTGTCATTCACCATCAAGGCATCCGACAGTCCATCCAACGCACCTTTAGCTGCCGCTAGGCAGTTATCAGCATCACGCATCCGTTTGTCGGGCATGATGAATGTCAGCTTAAGGCGGATGTCTCCACCGTCATGCTTCCAATCTTTAATCTGGTGTTTGGCAAGCCATGTTGAACCTTCTCGGTAGTCACTGCGAGTTTGGTACAGCTTGGCCCAATGCGTTCCCTTTGCGCGGTTTGGGAATAGCTCGGCAGGAGGGAAGTCAAGTTCAATTCGCATTCTTTGCTTTCTTTTGTTGTTCAGTCATGCGCCGCCTCAAATCCAAAGTAGCGAACTCGCCTCTGATTTTTTGCATTACCGTTAAGTGGTCTTGCCACCAATTTGCAGCTCCACTCGCACCAATCGTCTTCGCTTTGTCCTTGTATCGTTTTATCCACTCTCGGGCTTCGCAGTCCCTCATGTGTTCCAACTCCGCTTGAGTTATTCCGCCTTTGTAAGTGCTTGGGCGCTCCAGTGGTGGCCCAAACAGTCTTGGGGCTTCTTTCGGTTTTTTCGTTGCCATCGGTCATACCTTCATCCCCTTTGTCAATTCAGCCATCTTCGCCTTGATGTCGGCAGGCATTGGCACAGCCTTCTTTCGGTCTTCCGCAATCTTCTTGAGAGCAGCGTCTTGATTTGGCGGTGGCGGTGTAGTGGTATGCGCTACATCGAACTTGTTGCCAAACGGTTGCTTATCATGGATTTCAAAGACATCCTGCCAACCAGCGGTGATTGACTTCTCCAAGACCTTTTGGACATCCTGCCCGTTGGCCTTGAACTTTGCCAGTTTGTCAACCAAGAGCTTCATCGCATAGTCGGTTGCTGGCTTCTTGATTTTCTTTCGCATCGCCAAGTACGCAGCCCAAGTTTCCAAAGGCATCCAATCTGGCAAAACAACGGGAGCGTCAGCGACCTTCTCTTTTGTTTGTTTCTTGTTTATTGTTTCTTGTTTATTGTTTGGTTGAACGTCCGTTGGAACGTCCGTTGAGCGTCCGTTAGACCTGCGTTCAGCGGATGCTTTACCAGCGCGTGACGCTTGTTCGATTTTGGAGTGGTAGTGAGCGATTTCCTTGTCTGCTCGACTGTTGACATACCCATCGTCCGTCTTCTCAAAGAACTCATTGAGAACATCGCGAACGATTGGAGCGTCATCCCTCATGCCTATCTGTTTGGCAACAAGCGTTGCATCGCCGTTCAACGGGCGTTCGTGGAGATAGTAGAGGTCAAGAATCCTGCGATATGCCAAGTCTTCCAGCAAATCGAGATGCCGAGTGTGACTGGCGTAATCGCCAATGTTGAATTGGTAGTAGTGCATACCCGCCTTTGTGCGCCCCTTTGAGAAGAAACAATCGGCAGGAGAAGGGGGTAACTCTTTTCGGAGGGGGAGCAAATCCCCTCCTAGCCGCTGTTTCAAAAACTATATCACAAATTCAATGGATTTCTTCATCGCTGCTTCTAAGCATCATAAATCCAGCAAGAATTTCCGAGGCAAACCCATAAAGTTTTTCAGTGATGTCTATGTCGCCATGAATGTCAACTGAAATTGTGTTTTCGCCTTTGTCGTTTTCTCCAAGGCAAAATCCAGCCTCAAAAGCGGCCTCCATGAAAAGTCCATCAACTAACTTTTCAAAATCATCTTTTTGCATTACTGCTCCTTGACAAAGATGCCTTCTGCGTTCATCGTACCCTTGCGGTCTTTGATTTCTTCGTAGGCAACCTTCAAGCATTCGACCAAGTTGATGTCCAACAAGGCGCAAATGTTGATGAGGCACACCACGGTATCCCCAACGCCATCAATCGCCATTGCAAGGTCATTCTTAACCAGCGCATCACGCAATTCGTCCAACTCCTCTGCGGCCTTTTTCCATTGGGCAATAGGGGTGCTGTTCGGAATAATCTTACGAGCCTCCGACCATTGGATTACTTTCATTTCGACTTCTGCGTAACTCATTTTTGACCTTTTTTCCACGCTTCCCATGCAAGGATAGCTTTTCGTGATATTGAATGCGAAATTTCGCTGTGATAAGGCGACTGCTCAGAATTGAGAAACGCATTTACCGCATGAATGATACCAAGCGAGGCTTCATGCTGTTCGGCATCAAACTTAGTGAAAAACACTCTGCTGTCGCTAGTCTGGAAGACTTCAATTTTTTCTATCATTTCTTTTCCTCTTTGGTGAACCATTCAGGCTTGATGTAACGAAGCTCATACTCTCGCCCCCTTGGGATGTCTTCACCCCAATGAGACACAGCACCCTTTGTGATGCCGAGAATCTTGGCAAGTTTGATGGCACTGCCAGCCAATTTGATTGCGTCTTGTTTTTTCATGTGTCGGATTATAGTTGATTTCTCTATACTGGTATAGACCCTTCAACTTAGTCGGGATTACTTTACTCGACTGTTTAGTTGTGTATACTACGTTTGTCCGATGCGGATGTTAAACAGGAAAAGACATGAAAAACCTAACCAGCAGTTTCATTCATTACCTTGATGAATGGTCAACAGAAACTTACCCTGACGTTCTGGTGAACTATGAATTCTCAGAAGGCGACAAGTCAGTGGGCGAACCAGACTCATTTGAGATTTGTGTTATTCGCAACAAAAAAGACATTTGGGCCGACCTCACGCCTTCCGAACAAGATGAGATTGAGCAATACTGTGAAGTTGACATGAAACGAGTCATTGAAGAATGGAATCAGCCATGAACAACACTACCCGTATGTACCCACGCACAATGGACGAAGCATTCCCAAACACTGTTGAACACAACGCCATGCTTGAGCGTTCAGTGTGGTTTGAAGCCCACACTCCAAAGGAAATCAGTACAGAATTTTGGGGCTATGTGGCACTTTCTTTCTTTGCTGGCTACCTTTTCTTCAAGATTTGGGGATAACATGGATGCCCAGATTTTGTTGGACAAAGCAAAGACTGCTTCTGAATTTCATTCAAATGAAGCCAATGACAGACTTGCATTCAGGGTTGGCTACCTTGAAACAACAGTCAGACAGCTATGCCACTTGCTTGAAGACACCGAAGAAATCATGTACCGCCAACGCGAATTGATTGAACAAATGAAAAAAGGTCATTCCGCAGACCTGTAATTGCGGTTTTTAAACGAAAGAAGAAAATGGGTTTTATTGCAAAAGACAAAGGTAATGCTGATTTCAAACGCATTCCAGTTGGCTCTCACGTTGCTCGTTGCTACCTCTTGGTGGACATGGGCGAACAACTCCAAGACGGCAAGTATGGTCAAACCGTACAACACAAAATCCGTTTGGGTTGGGAAGTGTTCGGAGAAGACGAAACAGGCGCACCCCTGACGGTCGAAATTGAAGGCGTACAGCGTCAAATGACCATTGGGAAGACCTACACCCTATCCCTCAACGAAAAGGCTGGTCTACGCAAGGATTTAATCTCTTGGCGCGGTCGTGATTTCACACCCGAGGAGCTGGAAGGCTTCGACATCACAAACATCTTGAATGTTTACTGTATGTTGAACATCACCACCAGCGAAAAAGACGGCAAGACATACACCAATATCTCCGCCATCACTCCGCTTCCATCTTCCATGAAGAACTTGAAGCCACAACCAGACCATGAAGTTGTCATGTTCAACCTTGACGAACCTGATTGGCAAGTGTTTGAGGCTTTGCCTGATTGGTTGGCCGACACTATCAAGAAGTCCCCACAGTACGCAGAATTGGCCGCAATGCCACGCGAAGGGTTCTAAATGACATCCCTCTATCAACTCAGCCATGTGTTTCGCAATCAGCTTGACGACCTGTTCGACGAGGACGGCGTAGCCAAGCCTGAGTTTGAGAAGTTCCGTGTTCAGCTTGGCAGCAAGATTACACAGGTTGCGGCCTATGTACTGAACACTGAATCAGAGGCAGAACAAGCCAAGAGCGCCATCAAGCGTATCAAGGCTCTCCAAACATCAAGGGAAAACAAGGCCAAACGGCTTCGTGAGTACCTTGCTGACAACATGAAAGTCTCAGGCATCACAGAGATTAAAGCCGATGATGGCTCTTTTGAAGTGAAGCTGTATGTTGGCCGCGACGAGTCGGTTGAGATTGACGAAGGGGCAACCTTTCCACCCGAGCTTTGCAGCGACCCAAAGCCACCAGAGCCAAGCAAAACCAAGATTAAAAATGCAATCTTGGCTGGCGAAGCTATTGGCGGCGCACAGATTGTTCGCAAAGACCGTTTAACCATCAAATAGGACATCACATGAAAAAACTCATTGCTATCGCTCTCTTGGTTGCTTCTGGCATTGCCGCTGCTTCTTGCCCTCAATATGCTCCATACCGCTGCTATGTCGGCATGAATGGTAAGCAAATTTGTGGATGCGGCGTATGACAGACCAAACCACTCCAGAAGTCGCGGAATCAGACCGTGAAGACTTCAAAATGTTCCTTGCTTTTGCAACACAAGGCATCCTCACCCAAATTCCATTTGGCGTGAATGTTGACCCTATTGCAGTTGTTCAGGCGGCTAAAAATACAGCTCTCGCTATGGTTGCGGCCAAAAACGAAGCATTCAAATAAGACAGGAAATTACAGTGGCTACACAGCGCATTTATTTGGTCGGCACTCCAAGTGGCGACATTCGATTGGTCAAGGCAAGTGTTCGCTCACAGGCTTTGTCTCACGTTGCAAACTCTATGCTGACTCTCCGTGTGGCAACACAGGATGATTTGGTTGATGCAATCAGCAAAGGTTGCTCAGTGGAGAACGCAAAAGCTCCAGAACAAATGGACATCGAAGAAACGAAGTAAGTTTCACGGGGGGAAAGCGGATGCTGAGAACGTGGTGAACATAAGAAACCACGAGTTGAATCGCTGGTATCGAATCCAGCCCAGACGTAGCGAGTACCCCCACCTATAAAAAAGGACAAGATATGACACAACATGAATTTGATGACTGGATTTCGGAGAACCCACAGATATTCAAAGCCTTTTGCGATGAGGCAATCAAGGCCGCATTAAAAGGTTTCAAGCATTACTCAGCGAGGACAATCATTGAGTTTTTGCGCCACCACACAAATCTTCGCGAAGCCTCTGGGGGATTCAAAATAAACAATGATGCCGTCCCATACATGGCTCGATTGTTCAAAGAAAATCACCCCCACTTGGGCAACTTTTTTGAGTATCGGAGTAAAGCAAAATGATTGACATAACTGACTATCACATCCTTGCGGCCATGGTCGCTTTTGCAGCGTTTGTAGATTGGATTTTCTGGTGAAAGCATTTTTAGACCTTGTAACAAGCGTCATGTTTACGGCGCTATTTCTTGTTGGCCTTGGGCTTCTATGCAAGATTCTTTGGCTGTCAGTTGTGTTTGGATGGGAGTTGCTGTGAGCATCAACGCATTTCATCCAGCCTACGTTGAAACCTATATGCCAGAGTTCATGTCAACCATTCGTAAGGAGGCGGGACAAAAAGCAAATGGGCAAAAGTTTGGCTCTCTTTCTCGCTCTAAGCAGCCATCATTGGAAAACACTGAGTTCCATATTTACTCAAAGGCAGGGATGCCAAAAGGTGTAAAGAAATGAAGCCTCATAAACACGCAGAACTCATCAAGGCTTGGGCAGATGGCGCTTTGATTGAATACTGGAGCAAGACCACTAAACAATGGACTGACGTTGAAGCGGTAAACCCATATTGGAGAGAAACAACAGATTACCGAATCAAGCCAATGCAAGACGTTGTTAGGTCTTTTAGGCTTGAATGTCATTCATGGGTAGGAATCAGATTTAATGAATCAAGCGAATTGTTGAGAAAAGAAGATGAACAATGGATTCGAGTGCTTTTTGATGGAGAAACTTGCAAAATAAAGTCAGTGGAGGTTCTATGAGTGACGGAGGAAAAGGCAGCGCACCAAGACCTTTCAGCGTAGACAAAAACACATTCGACAAACACTTTGAAAACATCTTCGGTAAAAAACATGACAAAAATCAAGACAGTACTAGCTCCCAATGCACCTTGGCCCAACAAAAAGAAGGAGCCAAAGCCGAAGTCGAAACCAAAGACAAATGAAAACAAATGCAAAATTGCCGTCAGCCTTAGAGAGCGTGATGTCGCTACGGGGCGACTCAAGGGTTCTCAGCGGCTATCAGGGTAGAGAACAGAACCTTGCAAAAGTCACAAGACAAATCTTGTGGCGATGCAAGGTCTGTGATGAATACTTTGAAACATTAGGCGAAGCAAAGGAGCATCTAATTGGAAAACGTCATTAACCTAGTTGCATTCATGTTTGCTGTTGCCATCATTGCGGTTACAGCATTTCTGATTTCCGTCAACTATCTGTCTCGATAGAAGACTCAAAGAGCTTGCGTTCAGCAGTGCGACGAAGCACAAGGCCGCGCAGCTCTTTCCCGCCAGCCTTTGTCCAACTCATAAATGCTTCGGCAGCGGCATCCCACTCACCTCTACCAATCTTCATCCGAATAGTAGACCGCTGAAAATTCCCCAATCCGACATTGAAGGAAAACGCAACGCAAGCGTCGAAAGCACCTTGACGACCAACCAAATTGGGAGCAAGTCTAAGAACACCAGATTCAAAACTTCGGATGTCCTTTCTGAATATCTCTTTGAGTTCATCTTTGCTCCACACTCTGTTGTCTTCTGGTTTTAAGGGGTACTCGGGTCTGAGCATCCCTGTGTAGCCTTCCTTGCGAACAATAGGGTATTTGATTTGGTCTTGGTAAATCACATGACCCCAACCAATCGTCCACATGGCGGCGCTGCACTGGTAGGGCTTATCACGATAGCCCTCAAACTTGTGCATCAGCTCAATGCCTTCGTTGCTGGTAATCATTTCTTGCTGTTACCGCGAGAGCCGAACCAATAACCGATGATGCCACCAAGCATAGCCATTTCATCTTCGCTGAAAATCTCATTGCCGACTTTCACCAAGTCTTCCACACTCTTAATCATGTCTGGATGTGTCCACACATAGTAGCCAAGACCAGCATTGATGAATACAAGCTCTAGGACGAACAAATAGGTGACGATTGGACGCACAGTACCAACAAAGGTAGAAACCCACGGCGCGGCCTTTTCCAGCACCTTTGCCTCATGCAAATAAGCAGCCTGAGTCATAGCAGCGTCAGCTTGGATGGAAACTTGGTCGGTTCTCATCTCCTCGACCTTGGCTTGGGCAGTAAATCCAGCCGCAGCTAGAGCAAGCTCACGCTCTGTTTGAATACGAGCCAACTCAGCTTCGTGCTTTTGGTCTGCTTTGCTTTGGAATAGCTCAATTAGTTTTGGAAACATGGACAGCAATAAGCCGCCAAGGGTAGAAAATAAAGATAGCATCATTCGCCTTTCGGTAGTTCAGGTTGTTCAAACTGTTCTATCTTTTTCTGTAATCGCTTTTCCAAATCGGCCATGCGCTTGTCGCGCCTATCCATCTCAATGAACATCTTGGTGACGATTGGTGTGACGATGAGGATGATTGCCAATATTAGGCAAGTCAGGCCAACAATCAATCTGTAAATGAGTTTATCCATACGGCCCACAGTTCCAGAACGAATAGAAGCGTCAGAAACACCGCCGCTGCCAGTTCTACCCTTTCCAGATGCTCCTCCTCGCGTAGCCATGAATCCTGCTGCTTTCTGATACGTTCGCGCTCACGCCTTGCGGCCTGCTTATCCTTGGCATTTTCGTATATCTTGTTAAAGTTGTCCCACAATGGGCCAAGCTGCGGAGGAACATGAGCGCCACGCATCATGCCACTGAGCTTGATATACGCCCCATCCAACTCATGCCTGATTTGAGATAGCAAAAGGATGTCTCGCGGGTCTGGTCTATCCATTGAATAAACCTCCTCGGATTTTGTGTCGTACAGCTCCGACAGTTCTCGATGATGGTGATAGAAGTCACCAATATGAGTCACAAACTGCTGGACAATTTCTGCCTCGGTTGGAATGTGCTTGATAAACACTTCCTTTGGCTTTGGCTTGGGAGGCTCATCAGATGAGCTTTGAATATGCGGAGCTGGTTCTGTTTTATGTGGAGCAGCTCCGAACAATCCACGAATAAGTCCCCAAATGCCCTTAACCTCTTTTACGATGGCTTGGGCATCCTCTGCGGCCTTCTTGATTTTTTGGACTTGTACTTTGCCATCAGACAAAGCCTCGCAACAGTATTGGATGCCGCTGAAAGCACCCTGCATTGCCTTAATAGCTAACCCAATTGTGATTGGGTCAAGCACTTCACTTGTCTTGCTTTTGGTCGAGCTTGTCGAAAATCTGCTTGACCATTTCTTTCAGCTCTTTAACGTCAACTCGATAGTCGTCCTTTTGAACATAGTCATGCGGCAATGAGTTCACTCGGTCTTCGAGCTTTTGGATTTGGCGTGTGAAGTTGTTGATGACGTACACGGCAAAGAAAGCGGCTACGCTGACGACGATGTTGAAAAGTTGCTGATTGTCCATGTCAGTTCCGAACGATGTTGTTTTTGACTAACCATCCATTGAAGGTTGCAGATACGGATGACGTATTTGAACTTGTCGAGACGTTGTTGTAAACGTCTGTTTTCTCTGGAAGGTCAAGGGGAGGGTTGTAGGGAAAGAATTGATAGTTGTTGGCAAGCGAAATGTTGGCCGTGAGATACGTCACGCCATTGATTCGACTACGGAACTTTGCCGTAACAACTTGAGAGCCAGTGGAGCCGCCAGCAGAAATTGAGCCAGAAGCCAAGCGAAGGGTGTAACCAGCAGGAACCGTGTAGACGGCTGCGCTGGTTATGTTGTCGCCAGCATGGATGTATGCGTATGTGTTGGCAGGAACACCAGCGGTGGCAACGCCTGTGCCAAGAGAAATGTTGCCTTGAGGACTGTCCGTAAGCACAGTCATTGTGTTGATGCGGAGATATTCAAGTGTTGTTTGACGACCTGTTTGACCATTTAAGGCCAAGACTTCTGAAATCTCGTTGTAGTCAGCATCAAGACCGTCAATCAGGACAAGTTGGCTTGTATCGGCAACGGATGAGCTGTAAAGCATCATGTGGCCTGCCGATGATGGGAACGCATACGCTGTATGCTTAGGCCAAATGGTAGCCTCCGTTGTTCCTACGTTGTCGTTGTAGGAAGAACGGAAGATTGACCTATCTCTAGCGTATGGAATTGCCATGATGCACTTTCTGTTTTGTCTATTGTCTCAGAAGGTCAAAATGTCATCAAGTTGGAATTTTTATCAATTCCGAATACATGATGGAAACTGTGTCAAGAGTCGTACCGTTCACGCCTACGTTTGGTCTGCCAATAGCAAACCCAGACGTTGAACTTGTTGCTGTTAATGAATAAACAAAAGGCGAAGTCGTATTGTTTGTAGAGCCAGCCACGCGCCAGCCGACTGTTGGAATGTATTTTAAATAATATACCTTTGTGTCTACGTTATAAAATGAAATAATGGCATTTGTAGCGTCTAGTTGAACAAATGAAGTTATTTTTGGAAAAAGTTCATTAGTGTTACTAGCGGCAAAAACATCCATCACTTTTTGCACAGTACCAAAAGTAACCGCTGTTCCTGTCACGGTGCATGGAATAGAAAATAAAGTTGCACCGCCATTTATACTGGTACTGCTTGTAAAAATGCAACCGCACTCAGATGTTGAATAAACGTATGAATTAATATCTTGATTAAATCCAATGTTATTGCCGCCGTATGTTGCCGCAGATGATTGCGCTCCCAAAGTAATTGTTGTGCCAGATACAGTACCAACCCGCGCGGCTAGTTGTGTAAATGCTCCGTCTCCAATAGGGTCAAGAAAACTAATAAATTTATTAGCGTCAACTAAGGACACAGTAATTTGATTGCCGACAGCATAAGGTACGTTGTTTACACTTCCGTCTAATACGGCAGTCGTGCCAACAGTTAAAGCAGAACTACCGTTATGCAACACAACGCGAACGCCTTGACCAGCGGTTGTTGTATACCACTGCAAAATTGATGTGCTACTTAACTTGCACAAGCCTTGGATATATGTGCTTGCGCTACTAGCGACTGCTGAATATGTAATTGTTGTGCCAGATATAACAACTGCCGCAGTCCCCATTGCTGAACCATTGTTGTACGCAACAATACCAGCCGTTGAAGATAATGCTACTACTTTTATGTACGCAGCAGATGCCGTCGCAACCGCCACCGCAGTTCCGTAAGAAATTGTTGTGCCGCTAATTGTTGCAATGACACAATAAGGGTCTAAATTGCTTCTGTTGATATATCCAATCAAAACACTTGTAGACGAAATTGCAGAAACAGAAATCAAATTTGGATATACAGTATCGACGTTTGCTGATGTTTGACTTGAAGCGTCAAGTCCAGACGATACGCCTTGTGTACTTGTAATGTCTACCAAGCCAGAATCAACAATCCAATTTGCATTTGCACTAGCCGCGCTTGACAATGCTACTGTTACTGTTTGTCCAGCACTTAAAGGTTGAATGACATAACCATCAGTTGTGCAAACATCAAAGGAATAAGCGCCTGTGTTTACAATAATAAACAGTGGGCCACCAAGCGTTGTGATTGTAGTAGCGTCAGGCAAAATAACACGCTTGCCGTAGGTCGTCATGTTAACAGCTTGCACACGATTTGATGCGTTTGTCAGCGTTACATCAGTAGATGAAGACGGACTAGATGCGCCACCAGAGCCGCCTGTGTTTGTAATAGTAACGCCACCTACGCTTGCGCTTAGACTAATACCAGTTCCAGCAGTCAAACTTGTAACAGCAACAGACGCAAGACTTGTTGCACCAGTGCCGCCGTTAGCTTGAGGTAGCGTTCCGTAAACGCCTGTTGCCAAATTTAATTGACCAGAGGTGTTAAGGTAATTTGCTACCTGAGATAAATTAAAAGCTGTCGTCATGCTGCACCTGTTCGGTTAAAGGTTTGCTGTTGGAGAATCTGAGTGCCGTTTGTTGGCGTTTGAGCCAAAGTGTAACTGCCACTCGCTGTTGTGTAATCTGTGCCTTGTGTTAGCAAGGCTCCATTGTAGAAAAGGTCAAATGCTTCGGCAACATAAGAGAACGAATAAGTTGCCTGACCGTTCACTGAGTTTGTAACCGTATTTGCCACTCCGCCAGCAGGCACACCAAGGTTGTTTGGTGCAAATTGAATGTTGGTCAACAATCCTGTTGCAGAAGATGGGAAATTATTGATTTGACCGCTAACAATATCATAGTCTTGCTCATTGAATGATGAACCATTTAAGAACAACATTTCATAGCCACTGTTGACTGCCCAAGTTGTAGGCGTGTAAGAGCCAGCCGAAGACAAAGTAGCCGTGTAACGACTGAATACAGGGTACGAAGTGCCGTTAGCTCGATAACGATACATCACAGCGCCAGCAATTACGCCAGTGACAGTTGTGGTCATTGTGATTTCACGGGTGGCTGCGTTTACAGACGAAACGGTGTACTGAGTTGGGCTTCCGCTGTTTGCAAACGTAATCAAATCGCCAGCATTGATGATTTGATATGGCGATGTGCTTGAATCATAAGTAACCACAGCGCCCAAAACAGAAGACACTGTGATGTTTAATGGTTCGTAATAGTTACCAGCACTTACAGCGCGGAACGAGAGAATCACGACTTGCTCATCTACCACGCAGGCGGTATTCATGGTCACAGTTGTGCTGTTTTCCGTATAGTCCGTTGTGTCAATCAAGCTACCGTTACGGAACACTAAGTCTTGACCAACAATGTAGCCAACTTGTCTTGCAACTGGCGTAAATACAGTTTGACCAGCAGTTGCCGTGAAGTTGTCAATTGTGAAATAGAAATTGTCAGGTGACGTAAAGCCAAGAACGCGACCATAAATGTCGATGGTCAATGTTGAGGCAGAACCAGTTAGCGTTGTTTGTCCGGGGCCAAAGTTCAAAAACTCTTGCAAAGATGCAACCACAAGTCCATCAGCATTGTTTGTCACAGCAATTTGACCAGAACTCACAGAGGTAGTGCCAGTCCTAATCAATTGGCCTGTACGAGCGTCCAAGTCAATTGTGTTAGTTCCGTCAATTACAGCCTGCCATATAGACGGGTCGTATATTCCAGTCTGCGTAGGAACGAAGATACCAGTGCCAGCAGCATAGTCAGCAGTACCAGATGCAAAGCTGAATTTGCGTCCTGTGCGGTTTGTATAGAGCAAATAGAACGATGTCCCAAACGTAGGCTGCGCCAAATACCATGTGTAATCTGAGGCAGTAATGCTTGGAGTTCCGCTGTCATTGTTCAAAAGCCCATAGTAGGACTTTCCGCGAGGGTCTGACGTAAAACCAGTTCCAATAATGTCATCAGCATACGCAATACAGAGGTAGCGGTCTGTGTATTGGAATGTTGTTGGTCGCCATTGGAAAAGCGTACTAGCAGGGCTGTAAACAGACGAAGCAAGGCTGTTTACCATGCGCGTAAAGAAATACCAATTGCCAGAAGGAATGTTGGACAAAGTTACAGTTGGTAGAACAGCGTTGGTATCGTATGGGTTTCCATTCGATTGAATAGCCGTAGTGCCAGCAAAAATCAATTGAGAAGGAGTTGGAGACGCAAATGCAGAGTACCAAACTTCTGCGTATTGAGTAATGCCAGAGCTAGAACTTGTAACTATCACGCCAAATGAAGGGTTGGTGATGTTTGGCTGTGCGCCAGTGATAGTAGGAGCTGGAACCGTTCCAAAGAATGTTGGGTCGCCAATGCCAGTGTTAGGAGCAGGAGAGAATTGAGTAATGTCAACATCATCGTAAACAGAAGGGTTGAACTCCATTAAATTTAACGAAGCAACGATAGAACCATCATCGCCAAATTTCTCTACGACTTTGTTGACCCTAAATTCTTTTGCCACCCAACCGTAATTGGAGTTGGTGACAGTAACAACATCACCAGCCTCAATTTGCAATCCAGAATAATTGATGTCCGCTTGAATCTGTAAATCTTCACGGGCAGCTTTTAAGAATCGGATAGCCAAATATTGAGCGCGAACACCATTGCTTACCAATGGCAAGCTGATAGTCTGTTTGTTGACAGGCTCATTTGGGTAAAGTAAAGAAGGCTCAATAACAGCCAAATCAAATGTAGTTGAGTTAAATGAGTCTTGATTTGAGCTGTCTGGAAACTTTACTTCTGCAATGTTGTAGCTTGATGCTAAATCAATCGGACTGATTGTGATTGCGGACACCATGTTGCTGTCATTGATGTCCATGACTGGCAAAACATCTGGCGTTTGAGCAATCACACCCCATTTGCCGCTGATTTCATTGTATTTAATCAAGCAATCACAGCAAGCAGACATAAGCTGCAAGTTGCTCATAATTGTCTGCGATGTATCTAACGAACCATCAAACTTAAATCTGGCTTGAGTTGCAGAAATTCCAGACGAATCAGTGTATGTAACGACTTCATTGCCATACGCAGTCAAGGCATCAAGACTTGTCGAGTCTATCTGCGTAGATGGAATTGCCGCCCCATATCTAGATGATGTCAAGTAATCATAAAAACAATCACCAATGTCTGTTCTGGAATTTATGATTTGAAAACGAGTTTGCTGCAAAGAAGTAAGATTTGCAGTTTGGCTATAAGTAATCTTAACAATGGCAAAAGCACAGTTACTCATTAACTTAGTTGAATCCCAAGCATAAGTTAAACCAGTGGCTTGCATCACCTCGATAGCAGATGTTGATGTGTTTGCGCCGTTATAAGAACCGTTCTTATACAAATAAATAGATAGCTTGCCGTTTACGCTTGTGTCATAAATTCCTGTCGATTCATCAAGCAATGAGGTTACGGTTGAGCCAATCATTACACATTTTTTGCCGCCCCAATATATGTCTCCAAATGTAATGTCATCACCAGAGCCGCCGCCTTCTGTGTTCGTAACCTCTGCCAAAGCAATGACATAGTAAAGGTCTTGATTGTTGTTGGTAATGGATAGGTCTGTAACAATTCCGCCAACATAAGCGGAGCCATACACCACAGGCAATTTGTTGTCTCCAGCAGGAGGGACTTGAGCGCGACTGCCGGGGTTTAGGCTAGATGCCCCTTGAGAGCCATTCGTATCTGGGCCGCTTGGCCCCAACGCTTTGCTGATAATAGACGAAGCAAGCATATTGATGGCAAAAGCAGTCGCATATCCAGCTAGCGTTAATGCTCCAGCCGCCGTAACCATCCCAAATACTTGCGCTGCAATGATTGAACCCGGCATATTAGGCCACCCAAAATTCTTCTAGTTTCTCGAATCCGAACTTCTGATACTGGAGGTTCGGGCTGTTGCTCATTTTACTGATTAAATAATTGCAGATGCGACCATTTTTCTTGAGTTCATCGCCTCGTTTTTTGTACTCAACAAGAAGTCGATAGCCCATTGTTCCGCCCCGACAGTCAGGCTCAACCCAATAGGCCATTTCAGTCATCACAAGATGCTTTGGCGACCACATACTTGGCGCAATGACGGCAATCAGCATTCCAGCTATTCCGTCCTTGTCGGCAATCAGCACAAGCCCCTTGCCAGCCATCAGCTCGGTAAGCATTTTTGTCACATACTCAGCATCATCAGCCTCGGCCAAAAATGGAAGCGGAGTAAGTTTTCGATAGCTCCTCAACATATCCAAAATGTATGGGATGTCAAACGGAGAAGCATCACGAATTTGCATTTGCGCCCTTACCAAACTGGTAATTGATTGTCGAAATGAAATTCACTCGATTCATGGATGTGTCGCCAGAATTGTAGAACTGCCATGAATTGTTGTTGGTGTACCTGCCAGCAACACGGTTTTGCAAAATCAACTGAATTGAAGATGCGCTGACAGTAATCGTGCCAACATACATCCGCAATTCTTCCATCCATTGCTCAGAAATTGAGAATGAACTGATATAGCCATTAAAAAACTGATACAAGCCGCCAACGCCGCCAGTGGTAATTAACGCCCCATCGGTGTCAAAAAAGCCATGCCACATTTCAAGTTGAGAGCCTTTGACTTGTTGCCCAAGCACAAAGCCAAGCATGGCTGTATCAATGCCCGTGAGGGTAACGGTTGTCTCGTTAGCCGTACTCTTGATGTCGCGCTGCGCCTCTCCAACTCTAATAAGCACACCAACAGCGTTGAACTCTGCGGAATCAATTGCAGAAACCGTCATGTTTGACGGAGCTGTTGTAAACAAGTATGTATCAGTTGGAGTCGTAATGCGAATGAAATCCGCATAGCGAATGTTGTTTGTTCCGTCAACAGGGGTGATTACGTTCATAGGACTGACTCAAAGGCTTTGAATCCACCATTCCATTGAATGAATGAATCGTTGGTTATTGGAATCAATGTGTATGTTGGGTACTCACGAAGGATGACAGGGAATGTGATTCCAGTGTAAGTGTCTCCACCCATGCTAATAGTTGTCCCATATTGACCAATGACAGCATTGATAGGTGATGTTACTGGCGTTATCAATGAGCGATGAACAGGGATGTCAACAGTTGTTGTGCCAGAGCCACCGCGCTGAACGTCAGCCGTTGCAATGTAAGAATATCGACCAACTTGGCAAAAATCTCCAGCCTTCACAATGTAATCAGTAGAAGGCATTGTGGGAAGATTGCCCAAAACCAAAACTTTGTTTGCAGAGCTTGTTTGCCATTCGCAAGCAGAGATTTGAGGGCCAGTCATATCGCCTTGATATTTGACATAGTTCAACCAACCAGTTGTGCCAAAGTTCAAATACTGCTCAAGCGCCTTGTCAGCAATACGCAAGCTATTTAGAACCCCGCGATTTTGAGAGTAGTACAGGTAGTTCATTGGCTTCATGTCAAAAGCAAATGGAACCACAGTCAAAATCTCGGATGTGATGATTCGTTGGTTACGACTGACGGTTTGACCCACAAATCGTTGGTCATTGATGCCAACGGACTCGCAGATTGCAAGGATGTTTTGTAAGCTCATTTATCGACTCGCTGGTAATGAACGCTGTGCCGATTGATTCACAGCCCAAATGGTTGATTTGTTCTTTGCTAAGAATTGAATGCCAGATTGAGTGTCAATCGCGCTCATGTTGGCAATGTATGGGCCGTTGTAGACAACTTGGGGCTGATTGTTTGACATGGCTCCAAGCATTTTATTTGGCATGATTGTGCCAGCGCCTTGAGGAACAAACAATTCTGGGCCTTGTTCACCAACGTAAAAAGGCTGTCCAGCATCAGCAGAAGCGCCGTTTGCGGCGAGTATTGGAGGCGCAATAATTGATGGGCTAACTGGAGCGCCTGTTGTTACGGTTGCGCTTGAGCCTCCACCAAAGAAATTGAATCCTTTAAACATCGCCATCATCTGCGCTCTCATTGCAATCGAAATGAGGTCTTGAATGATGCTGCGAGTTAAATCTTTAAATGACAATTTGCCATTACGAACGAAGTTGTCAATGGCACTTCCCATGTTGTTAAACACAGATTGATTCATGTCTTGAAGCATTTTTAAGTCGGCGGCTTGATTGATTACAGCTTCACGCGCCTTTTGAATTTGCTCCAAACGTGCAATCTCAGTGGCTCTCCCTTTAGGGTCTGCCTCCAACTTTTTGTTGGCTTCTATTTCTGCAATCTGTTGCTCTGTCTTTAAACGAGACAAGGCAATTTGCAAATCCGCATCAGAAGCAAGCAAGTTTTGCTTATAAACATCAAGACGTTGACGTTCCATTTCGATGGAATTTTGCTCTGCATCAGCTTTCTTTGTGTAGTTCAAAAGCTCATCGCGAGTAATGTTTGATTGCTGTAATGCTAACTCTGCTTTTTTACGCTCTGTTTCTGCAATTGATGCGGCTTTTAATTGACCAGCAATTTGAGGATTGGCTGCAATCTTCTTTTGCAATTCTTGAGCTGCAATGGCATCTTCCATTGTTTTCTTCAAGTTCAATTGAGAAATCTCATCCAAGCCTTTGGCCGCAATTGCATACTTTGTTTTTTGTTCGTCTTCTGCAATTTTTGCTGTCAAGTCAATTACTTGTTGACCATACTTTTGCTGGAAAGCAATAGCGGCAGCATCCTTTTCCGCTTGAACAGAAGTAGATGACATTGACTTTTCATCAGCTTCTATCTGAGCTTTGATTCTGTCTCTTTTTGCAATCAGAGCATCATATTCAGATGTCTTTCCATTACGAAAGGCAACGCCTTTCATGGTTCGTTCAATTTGCGCCTCAAGAGAAGCAAGCTCTTTTGCGGGGTCTTCTCTGCCAAGACCTTTTAAGAAATCCCAAAACTTGCCAACTTCTCCAGTAAGACCTTTCCACAAACGCTGGAGATAGCCCAACTTGGTTGCTTGAGAATCAAGTTTGTCAGTCAGTGCATTAGCGGTAAACGCAATAGCTTCCTGAGTTTTGCCTTGCTTGTTGAGTGCCTCAATATATTTATATTGCTCAAGTGTCAAGAAATGGAATCTGTTGTTCAATCGTTTTGCGGATTCAGCAGAACCATCAAACGATTGAATCAAGACTTCCGCCGTCTTTGCTGCGCTCTCGCCAGACAAAGAAGCAACTTTTTGAATTGCGCCGCCAACTGCAAACAAAGACTTCTCAGTGAATTGACCAGAGCTTACAAGCTGCTGCATCAAATCTCTTGAATCTCCAATTGCTGAGTTGTACTTGTTGCTCAAAGATTCAGAAAGAGCATTGAATTTTGTAATGCCAATACCAGCAAAATCACCAGTCAATGCCATTGAGTTTCTGAATTTGTTGGATTCTTCTTCGCCCTTCATAAAGGCAAATGAAACAGCTCCAATTGAAGCAGCCAATGCGGTAAACGCAGCCATTGTTGGTGTAACCGCCGAAGCAATACCTCTGAACAAAGCTCCAAACCCGCCAAATTGGTCGCGCAACTGACCACCTTGTTGCAGCAAAACCATCATTGGGTTCTGACCGCCAGCCAAGCTGGTAATAATGTCAGTTGTTTGATAACCCAAAGCGGCTTTTTGTTGAGCAGTCATGCTCTTTTGAGCTGAGTTTGCAACTGCATCAAATGCCTTTGCTCTATCCATCAGCATCTTTTTGGTTACTTGGTCAGCTTGTGCAAACTTGCCCACATCAAATTGCATCTGCAATTTTTCAACAGCAGTCAAAGTCTTGCCGTAAGAACGAGTGGCTTCCTCAAGGTCAAGAATAGCTTTGGCCGCTTGAACCGTATCTCGCTTGGCTTCATTAGAAAAGTTCTTAAACCGCTTGTTTAAGTCATCAAGGTCAGACTTGAGTTCACCAGAATCAAGCGCAAGGACGAATCCTAGCCTAGCAAGGTTTTGATTGGAAGCCATTATTTAGCCCTTTGTTTCGACAGCTTTTTGATGTACGCAGGAATCCTCTCGGACAATTCTGCTTTCAGGACATTTTCGCAGTTTTTGTAATTCCTCTCCAGCGTTATACGCAAAAAAGGATGAGCTGGCGTATGAGCGTTTCCAAACTCCTGAGAAAGCGAGACAGCACTCTTTTTGACAGAAAGAATACCAATTACAGCATCAGATTCCTCAACAAAATACGATTGCCTATCCTTATCGTTTGGAATCCTTGAATCAACACGAACCGTGTTTCTGAGGTGAATGCCGCTTTTATTGGTTTTCTCATCGTATGGGGCGCGAGAAGCAACTTCCTCTTTCAATGTGTTCAGAGTCTTTGTTGTCGCCATTGTCAGGATTTTTTTAAATCCATTAAATTCGTTTTCAGACTGAACATCTTTAGCCAACGTCAAAAGTTGGTCGTTCAGGGCTTCAAATCCCTCAGTTTTAAAGATTAGAGGCATTTGCAAACCCTTCACGCAAAGATTGTGGAGCTTTTGGAGCAGAAGCCATAAACGCTTTTAGAGAGTTATTGACTTGCTCTGCTTGCTGCTCCTCCGTCAACGGAGGAATGATGTATTCATGCGTAGAAGGCAGGACTTGGCTCATTGAGAAAGGCTGTACGCCTTGCCTGAGCTTTGCATTGAGGTTGCCAGTGGTCAAGGTACTCAAGGCCAATAAAACAGCCTTGTTACCTATGATTCCGTCACTGAACATAATCTCAATGTTCTGCATTTCATTCGATGGTATGTTGTCGGGACAACCACCATGCGCCCAAACGTAAGCTCGGGCCTGCTGACGGTTATCCCTTATGAGTTTTTTCGACTGTCCTTGTAGCCCGGCTGGATTGCATCATTGATTCGGTCAACAATTTCCATCTGAACTGACAAAGGCCATTCGGCTTCAATTTCCTCATAGGTGATGTCATCCAAAGACCCATTCACAGGAATCAGCAAACGGATGTACTCCACCACTCGGCTTTCCATCATTAGAACAGCTTTTGCTAATTCTTTGGTGGATTTTCCTTCAATGATGACATCGGTTTCTGTAATCTCCACGCCAGATGGGGGAGCATCACGAAGCTCTTTGGTCATGTCGTCAAACTTTGCCTGCAATTTGTCAGGGTCAATCTTTGCGACTCGCTCTTGCAAAGCGTTCATTTCAGCAGTCAATGGGACGCGAACCTTAAATTCGTGGCCTCCAATGCTGAAAGTCTTTGTTCGGATTTGCGCGACTGCGCTTTCATACTTCTTGCCGAAGGCAGATGCGAGTTTGCTCATTTCGAGTCCTATCGTGTGGTTTTGATAATCTTGTGGAAGATGGCTTCATTCAAGTCCAATGCGTATTGCACTGCTTGGTCTGGAGTCATTTTGTCGGCGTGATGACGAGCAATGTCATGCGCCAAGGCAACCGCCGTTAGACGTTGCTGAGTAAACCCAAACCAGTCCTTGCGAGACTCGGCTTGGGTTACTAGAAAGTTCAGAAGGTCACTATTGTCTTTTACTGTAACTGTCATGTGATGTCGTATTAGGCGTTGTTAGACCAACCGTAGCTGTTGCCACCAACAGGATGGATTGTGAAGTTGAACTTGCCTTCGGCAGATGGGGACATATCCCAAGACATACCGCCAATCATGCCGTTGAAAGCGTAGGCAACAGTGTCAGTGCCATCATACACAGCAACAACGTAAGTGCGAACGATTGTGCCGTTGTAGCCGTCATCACGAATCAACAACTGAGCAGTGTCAGCAGGGTTCCATGCAGCGGTAACAGCCAAAGATGTCACTTGGTTTTGAGTGGTGATTTTTGCACCAGTACGAGCGCCAGCCACAGAGTAAGCAG